GTAGATAATATATTTAATATAATATATATATAATTTTTAATATTTACACCTTACACTTTATATTTTATATATTTTTAAAATTAATTTTTTTATTTTCAGTTTTAAGTTTTACTGAAACTGAATTATAAAAATTATATTATAGATTAGAATAAAATCAATGGTGTAAGGTGTAAAGTGTAAATCTTATAAATCTAATTTTATCTTCATTTATGTAGATAATATTTTTTTTTATTTTATCTACATAAAAAAAAATTTTAAAAAGTGTAAATTAAAAGTGTAAAGTGTAAATCGTGTAAATTTAAATTAATCACTGTAATCATCACTATCACTACTATCTATAACACATTTATTATTATCATCCTCTTCATTATCACTATCTAATTCTATTTTTTTTATATATTTAAAACCACCCCTATTTTTAGAATTAGGAAAAGTTAAGTTCTTATCATAAGTAAAATTTAATTTTTTCATTGCTTCTCTAATATTTTTATTATCTATTTTTTTATTAAAGATCTCTTGATAAAAATCTTGAATATCATTCTTACTTATTTTATCTTTTGGATTATCAGTTTTTTCATAATTATCGTTTATAAATGTCCCAAATTCATCATTACTTTCTTTAATATCATTAGTTTCACTCTTAAATAATTGTGGTTGTTCTGGAATACCATCTTTATCGTATTTAATCATATAATCTATAATTATAGATACAAATTCTTTATAATATTCAGTAATAATTTTATTACTAACACCTTCATCTGCTATAAATTTTTTATTTTTAAAATCATCTTCTGTATAATTTTCGCTAAAATGACTATTATGTTGTAAGTGAGTATATCTTCTACTAACACCACCATCCATATCAGCATCAAATTCTAATGGTGGATTACAAATTAATATGGGTTTAGCCATCATATCAATTGTCATCTCTGTTCCAAATAATACTTCAAAATTTAAGGATTTACCATCAGCAAGAGTTTTCATAACTCCACTACTAATTTTTTTATTTTTTCTCATCTCATTAAAATATACAATCCTATTTAATCCAAATTTACCATAAAATTTATGTTGTTTCTCAAATCCCTCTTCTAAAACTTTACTATCACAGTCCTCAACATAGCAACTCATAATTTTATGAAGTAGATTAATTAAAAATGTCTTACCATTACCTCCTTGACCGAGCATAAAAGTAAATATCTGATGTTTAGGAGCATCACCACACATCATATAACCTATAAGGGTCATAATATATTTAAGATGACTATCATCATAATTACAAACTTTTTTAAGTTCCTCTAAAATAAAATCTTTATTTTTATCAAAGTCATCTTTTTTAGATTTAGAATACTCATCATAATTTTCATAATCAAAATTTAAAGTTTTACTAATATAATCTATTGGTTCTATACCTTTTTTAAATGTCTTACTTTTAATATCATAAATACCATTTTTAAAAGTTATACAATATGGATTTTTATTTAATGTATATTTAAATTTATCATCTCTTAATAATTCTGTTAAACTCTCTGTAATATGTTTTAAGAAGGAACTACTATCAATTTTAGTTTTACCTAATTTAATAGTATTTAAATAATATTTTTTTTCATCTGCTTCTAATAATTCATTATTATCTTCTAAATATTTTAATACAGTATTTTTATAATTATTAAATCCCCTATGTAATGCTTCACTAATAATATTTATAGGATTTAGTTGTATCCATAAATTATCTTTAACACCATACCATTCTTTTAGACAAAATTTTATTTTATCTTCTAAAATAGGAATTAATTTTTTTGCTACAAATAAAAATCCTTCTTCTATTTCCTTATATTCTATAATAAATTTACTACTATCAAAGACTAAATCATCTAATTCTTTCTCTACAAAATCATCATAAATATTTTTTAATTTATCATCAACAACCATATCTTTTATTAAAAACTCAACATCTAATGCAGATTTTTCTTTTATAAAATTATTTAATTCTTCAATATCAGTAAAATTATTTTTAATTTTTAATCCATCATATTCAAGACTACTAATCTCATAATTTTTAGATTTTAAGAACTCATAAGTTAATAATAAAACCTTTACTTCCACAGACTGATAGACCCAACTAATAAAACTATTTTTAAGAGTTCCACTATCTCCATTTTTATTTTTATAATATAATGAATTTTTACAACTTTTTAATAAATTTTTAAAAATATCTAAATTAATAAATTTATTATATAAACAATCCATTTCATTACACAGACTTTTAGTTTCAGTTGTTTTATTTATATTACCTCCATTAAGAATAGCAATCATATCTTCCTTATTTATCTCATTATCTTCTAAAAATTTATTTTTATCTTGATGAACTTTATTTAAAATAGGATAATCTCCTAATTCAAAAATTTTTATTAAATTTATAAAAATATTTACTTGACTATTTTTCATATCTAAATCTACAACATTGTCATAAATAAAGTTTCTTAAATTTTTAGTCATAGTTGTAGAATTTTTAGTTGGTGTCATTTTCATTCTAATATTTTTATTATGTAAGTATTCTACTGTATAAGAACTATAATTTTTTAAAATTTTTTTATAAATCATACAATCCTCAATGACTTTATGATAACCTAAATTTTTAATTTTTTTCTGATTGTCTAAAACATATTTTATTTTTTGTCTATTAGGAATTTCATTAACAATAATTTTTTTATCCCCAGAAAATTTTTTATAAAATTCTTGAAACATAGTAGATAAATTTTTATTTTCATATAAATCAATTTTAAAATTCTTATTCATATTTATATTAATTTTATTTTTTTTTTTTATTTTATTTTCAATATAATTAGAATAAAATTTACTAATACATCTCCATTCATCGTGTAAATATGGGTGTAATAATTTTTTTTCATCAAGCACATTTAAAATCTCAACAGCAACCATCCTTTTATAATATATATATTATATTAATCTTTAAATAGATATAATATGATATAATGTCTTATATTATGATTAATCTATTTAAAGAAAAGACAATATATATATATATATATAAAATGCCTAAAATTCCAACAGATTATTCAAAAACAATATTTTATAAAATTGTTTGTAAAGATTTAGATATTAAAGATTCTTATGTAGGACATACTACAAATTTTACAAAAAGAAAATCTTGTCATAAATCAGATTGTAATAATCAAAATAAAAAAAATTATAATTTTAATGTTTATAAATTTATTAGGCAATATGGAGGTTGGGAAAATTGGGAAATGATAGAAATTAAAAAATATCCTTGTAATGATAAACGAGAAGCAGAAGCAGAAGAGCGTAAAATTTATGAAGAGTTAAACTCTACTTTAAATAGTTATAGACCATTTACAACAGATGATGAAAAAAGGGAAAAAACAAAAAAACATAGTAAAAATTATTATGAAAATAATAAAGAGGAAATTTTAGAAAAAAATAAAAATAAAAATAAAAATGTGGTTATTGTTAAGGAGGTAAAATCTAAATATAATAATACATATTATAATAAAAAGAAAGATAAATTATTAGATGATATGAAGCAAAAAGTTAAATGTGAATGTGGTGCTTCTGTTTGTAAAGTTAATCTTTTAAGACATTTAAAAACAAAAAAACATCAAAAATATATAAATAATTTATAAGACATTATATCACATTATATCAATTTAAGAAAATAATATAATATATATATAAAAGGTAATGATAAATTTTTTAACTAAAAAAAAACAAGTAAAATCGCATTTAGAAAATTATAAAAAATTTAAAAATGGTTGTGAAAATAATAATATTACTGAAAAAGATTTAATTGATACTATTTTTATAGGTGGGACTAACGATAGATATAGATTATTTTTAAATTATAATCTAAAAAAATATAATCTTGATTTAACTAATATTACAACATACCCAAAACAAAATAATAAATGTCTATGTAAGCAATCTTTAAAACATTTATTTTATTTATATAATCCAAAAAAAAATTGTATTTATATTATAGGTTCTGAATGTATAACGAATTTTACTGAAAACAAAATAAAATTAAGTTGTCTTAATTGTGGAAGAACTAATGCAAAACATTTAGATAAAAATGGTCTATGTTGTAATTGTATGAAATTTAAATGCAATAAGTGTTATGATAATTATATTTTTAAAAATAATTTATGTAGACATTGTCATATAGGTACTTGTATAGGTTGTCTTAAAAAAATAGATAAGAAATATAAATATTGTCATAGTTGTAATAAGAATTTAAATAAAATAAAATGTGTAATATGTAAAAAAAAATATCACGAACCACAATATCAGTGTTGCTATGATTGTTATAATGAAATTAAATAGAAATAATCACAAATAATTATTTTTTTTATATTAAATTAAAAAACTACTTAAAAATAAAATCTTTATATATAATAGATACATAAAATCGTATCTCAAATGTAATTTTAATCCTCCAACCAAATAGGCATTTTAGCATTTATATTTTAAATACAATCAACCTTTTATATTCATATTATCAAAAAAAAATCTATAAGGACCTACCCAGTAGAATCCAAGTGAATAGCGTATATAGAATTTGATAATACCACTTAAACATTTTATTATACCAATTAAATTCATATTCATATATTTTAAATATTTAGTTTTTATAATTAATCATTTTCAGTTATATATATATATATAAATTTACTATCAATATAATTATGATTTTGTATATAATCATTTATACACAAAATTATTTTTATATTTTTTTTTTCATTTATATATTAACACATTTACACTTACACTTTATATTTTATATATTTTTAAAATTAATTTTTTTATTTTCAGTTTTAAGTTTTACATAAACTGAATATTGAAAATATATATATAAATAAAAAAAAATTATCGTGTAAAAGTGAAAAAGTGTTATTTACTTTTTGTATTATCACTTAATTCTTGTAATTCTTGTAATACTTCCCTATCACATTCTATACAACAACATTTAATTTTACTACATCTGCTATTAACTAAATAGGTTAAAAGAGGATTTAAAAGGGCAGTAGCAATTACTGTGATTAATATAATTGTTTCACTCATTATATATTAGTTATATTTTAAATTAAATTTAAATGTTCCTTTATTAAATTTAATTGATTTTCTAATTCAATTACTCTATTTTCTAATATATCATTTTTTTCTTCTAATTTTTTAATTTTTCTATTTAATATTTGAAGTCCGCCATAAGCACCAGCTACTAATTTCTCCTTACTAACATTTTTACAATCTGAAACTAATTCTCCAATTAATTCAATTTTAGAATAAATAATTTTTGTTTTATTATCTTCTAATGTAGTAAATGGATTTTTAAAAGTATTAACTGTTAATGGTTTATCCTGAATTGTTCTATATGGTGTTTCATCAGGGCAATTTTCTGTATAAGCATATAAATAATATGTTTTAGTTAGATCAAAAGTATAATTATTAAATGTTATAATGGTATTATCTTCATTAATTGTAAAATCCATATTAATCGGTTCATCATATGGTATATCATAATTTGAAATTTTAAAAGCATATTTAAAATATGATTGATTTTCTAAACTATCAGCAATAAATCCTAATTGTTTATTACCATTTTGGTCTTGAAATCTTTTGTCTTTATAATTATATGTTGTTATTTCTAAATTCATTATTTGATTCATTAATTCATCATCATCATAAGGAGTAATATTCTTTTTAATTCTTCTATCTGATGCGTTTATAAATCCATATACACGAGTAAATTTGCCAGAATATAAGTTAAAATAGAAATCTCCATTTATAGCACAATCACAATGTGTATTATTACTCATTTGAAATACCGATTCCAACAACTCAGCCGTTCCGGTCCAGCCTCCGAATTTCATACCATAAGTAAATGAAGCACTCCTACCTAATTTTAATAATCTATTATTTCCCTGATGGGCTAATCCTGAAGAAACATCACAACCGATCCATAGTGTAGGCGTAAAAACTTTTTCACCTGCCACCGCCCAATAATTTGAGGAAGTTTCATAGCCGTTTAAATATAAAATATTATATGTAGTCATAGTATTTTTATGTGAGTGTATACCTTGACTATATATCCCACCATAAAGAAAATCTCCCAAAAACACCGAATGTCCTGTATTAGTATTATGTAGTCTCAATCTACCATTCCATTGTGTGCCAGCTCCACCATTGGTTGTCTGATAATATATGCCATCTGCTGCATTAGTATATACAGCAAAATATCCAGTAGTTCCCTGATTAAAACATCTTATAATTTGCTCGTTATTATAATTTAATAACATAGTTCCAGCTGCTGTGTGATTATCTATATGAAAATTATTAGCTACATTACCATATCCTCCTCTTAAATAATTCATTTTTATTTCACCTGTTGAAATTGAATTATTACCAGCGACTAAATTGCCTCCACATAGAAAATTTCCACTGTTTAATTCAAATCTTGATTTAATGTAAGCAGTTCTTGTTGATCCAGAATTATTATATAGTGTTTTAGAACCTAAATTGCCCGTTGTTGTTCCACCTGTGAAATCAATCGCATCTGATGAGTTGTCAGTATTTATCCCATATTCTACAAATGGTTCATAATCAGCAAAAATAATAGTATCCCCTTCTGTCGTCACTTGCTGTATTGCTATTGAGGCATCAGTTGACGCTGTTCCTGTGCTGGTAATTAATAATGCAGCGTGATTTCCAGCAATCCCTCCATTATTACCTGCTTTTATAGTTTGACTTTTAAAAATTCTTGTTATAGGATTATATGTTAAATCTGTATATAATAATTGATTATAAGTAGATGGAGTATTTGTAATCATTGTGATTTTTAAATCTAAATTATTTAACGACCCATCAATAGTACTTAAATTAGCACTTAAATTACCAACAGATAAAATATTTGTATTTGGATTATATGATAGATTAGCATTCTCAAATATATTCCTCCCATTTGGTGAAGTATCTTCTGTAAATAATAATCTATGTGTATCATTTGTAGAGCTATTCTTAATAAAATTACCGAATTTACCAGTATTAAAATATATTGTGTATACACCATTTGTTATTTTACCATCAATATTAATTGTAGATGTAGAGGGATTATAAGATAAAGGGTTTGTTGTGGTGTCAGCTCGTAAAATTTTCTTAGTACCACTATCATCAACAAAAGTAATATAATAATTATTATCTAAATCTGTATCAGTAATATCTATCAATTCACTTACACCAGTACCCGATACACTTATATTTACTACAGATAAAACATTTGTATTTGGATTATATGATAGATTAGCATTCTCAAATATATTCCTCCCATTTGGTGAAGTATCTTCTGTAAATAATAATCTATGTGTATCATTTGTAGAGCTATTTTTTATATAATTACCAAAACTACCATTAGATGTGTATATCGTATATACACCATTTGTTATTTTACCATCAAGATTAATCGTAGATGTAGAGGGATTATATGATAAAGGATTTGTTGTTGTGTCAGCTCGCAATACCTTCTTAGTTCCGCTATCATCAACAAAGGTTATATAATAATTATTATCTGTATCTGTGTCTGTAATATCTATTTCTTCTGTATTACCAGTTCCGCTAACATTTATATTTACTACATTTAATGTGTCAGTTGAAGGATTATATGTTAGATTTGATTTACGAAACAGCGGTTGTTTTCTTGAATCAGCATATTCAACAAAAATTAAAGAATTATCTATATTAGAATTATCAGTTATATAGGTTTTAATGTCATATGGATTATATTCACCTAAAATATTGTTTTTATTTACATTAGACATATTTATAATTATAATATATTTTTTTAATATAAATAATAATAATAATTATATTAATTTAAATTTATAAAATAAATATATAATATATATATAAAATGTGCCACGAAACAGATTTTAAGATTTTGAGAATATCTAATAGGGGGCAAAATTGCGTACAAGTAGTAGCGAATAGAACATATAGGGTTAATGTCCCAAGTGAGCTACGAGTGCCAAATAAGAAGATGAAAATCAATGTGATTAACGCTACAATGGCCTTCAATACGGATTCAACATTTGATAGTTATACAGAGATAGGAGTTATATCTAATTTACCTACTGGGTACGATACAGAATCCGATAGTTCTTTCAATAGTAAAAATTATGAATTATTATTTAATATTGACACAAGTACATATGGGAAACAGAATAACAAATTAATTACATTCCATAGCCACGATGATTTATTTGAATTTATGGCTGACAATATACCAGAAAAATTAGAATTCACATCGGTAGCAACAACTGGTGCTGGTGTTCTTGTTCCAATTACTAATAATAATTATATCAGTTTCATTTTAAAGATTAGTTATTATGATAAATAATTATTTATTTATTTTATTTTTTTTATATATATTATTTATAATAATGGAAAGAGATAGGAAGAATGAAAAAGAAAAAAATATATCTAACAAACAAAATTCCAAATCTGATAAAAATAACATAAATATCTCTGTTAATATAGGAAATAATGAAAATTTACAACAAGATAAATCTGTGAAAGAAATTAAAGAAATTAAAGATAAAGTTGATAAAGTTGATAAGGATAAGATAAATGAGAATCAAGTGTTGATTTCACAATTAAAAGGATTAATTAAAGAATTTAATGAAAAAAAACAAATATTAATAGATAACAGACAAGATATACCTAACGACATATTTGATTTACCAGATATTGAATTAAATTCAACAGAAGATATAAGAAACTTAATAGAAGTTATAAAAGAAAAAATTAGAAAATTAAATGAACTTATTTCTAAACCAGCACAACCAGCACAACAAGCACAACAAGCACAACCAACATTACCATCAAAAGGAATTCCTATTTCAGCACCGAGTAACATCCCATTCGGTTTCCAGACTTTTAGTAGGACACCATCGTTTCCATCTGAGTCAAGAATTCCACCGAGAAGCCAAGTTCAATTACCACAAGAAACTCCACCTCCAAAAACTGAAACTCCAACTGAGCCTCCAAAACAAGTTGAACCAATTGAACAAGAACCTCCACAAGAACAGCCTCCACCACAAGAACAGCCTCCAAAACAAGTTGAGCCAATTGATGAAGAACCTCCACCACAAGTTGAGCCAATTGATGAACCACCACAAGAACCTCCAAAAGAACAAGATAAAGTTGATCCGATTGATGAACCACAAGAACCACCAGAAGAACAACCACAATTACCAGCAATATCAAATGAAAAAATAAATGCCTTAAATCAACGAAAAGCCACATTACAAAACTATATGGGTCAATTCAAAGAGACTGGAAGAAGTCCTAATGGCTACCTAATAAATGAACGCGAAATAAGACAAATTCTAAATATTGTTGAAATGGCTCTATTTAATGTAAATACTATTACAGATGAAGAAGCAGATTATGCGTTAAGTTTATATACTGCTATGGATAAATCTAATGGGGATTTTAATGTAGCAAAGGCTTACTACAATGTTAGAGGACAAGGAACAATTGGAGCAAATGATAGATTAACTTTAAGAGAAACAAATGAAGTGTTTATAAATCAAGGTGGTAGAAAAGCTTATAAGTTATATAGAAATGATAATCCTATAAACGACCAAAGACTAAATATCCCTATCTATTTTAATTCAAGCGGTGATATATATAATAATCAAATAGATAATACACCACCAGAACCACCACAAGAAGAAACCAAACCTCCGCCAAGAGAGGAAAATCCTCCTATAGGTGATGATAGAGAAGAACCTCCGGCAAGAGAAGAACCTCCGGCAAGAGAAGAACCTCCGGCAAGAGAAGAACCTCCGGCAAGAGAAGAACCTCCGGCAAGAGAAGAACCTCCGGCAAGAGAAGAAAATCCACCAGAACTACCCCAGCCAGTAAGTGTTGAAAGAAAAAATCAACTATCAACATGGCGATATAATTTATATTTAACTCCATATACACCAAGAGGAATAGTTAATTATATTAATGATGAAATTACTAAGGCATTTAATGATCCTAATGAAGTTATTTTATTGGATAAAGCAAATGGTAATATTAGAGGAGCAATAGCATATTTAAATCTTCCAATAAAAAGTATTAGACAAGATGATATTTTTTCTTTAACTTTAGCTCCAAAAGATGATAGATCGCCTATATTTAACCTAAGAATAAACGGCGAAATTGCTATTGATGATAGACAAAGATTACCATTTGAATTCAATAATGTCGGTGATTTATATGTTGAATCTGTCGATGATGGTAACTATATGGATTTTCTACAACCAACACTAACATTTCCATTTAGACCAACAGCCGAAGATGAATTTACTGAACCAGAACCAAAAGACAAAGATGAATTATAAAAAAAATATATATATATATATAATAATAATGGATGATATTGAAAAAAAAAAAAATAGGCCTTTATTTCCTTATGGTTATAAAAAAAAATTAAAAAAAAAATTTCCAAGAAATATTATTAAATATGATAAAAAAATTACTAAGCCCCAATTTCATTTCGGTCGATTTATAGTTGAATTTTAAAATTATAAAAAAAAAAATATATATATAATTATATAATGAGCCAATATCAAATTCCTAATAATCAAAATTACAGAAGGTCCTATATTGATAACGCAATCGCAACTATGGGTTATGACCCCACGGCGAGTTTTATTGAAGAGGCCGACCTTGTTCTAATCGGCAAGGGTGGTGTGTATAATTCTGATTTATATGTTTTAAAAATTAATAATACTGCTATTGAACCAAATGTTTTTAACTTCGACCAATATGGAAATCTACTTCCAGTTAGTGGTGGTAAAGATATTATAGTAAATTAATAATTTAGAAATATTATAATATAATACATTATAATACAAATGTCTAATAAAGAAGAAGAAATAAAAGAAGAAATAAAAGAAGAAATTGATGAAAAAAAAGAAAAAAAAATTGAGTGTGAATGTGGAAGCAAAGTTTTAAAAAATAATTTTAACCGACATCTTAAATCAAAATTACACCAATTTTATATAGATATTAAATCTATTTTATAAATATAAAAAAATATCACTTTTTTTTTTATAATCATAAATTTTATATGATTTTTATTGAAATATATGTTATAAAAAATTTTTTATAACATTTATTTTTAGATTTATAAAGTAAAATTTATAAAAATGTACCTTTTTTGTGTATTTTTTTTATATTTATCATTTTTATTTTATATTTATCAATTTAATCATAATTTAATTCATCTTCACTTGTAATAGTATTATCGCTTTCTTCATCAAACGAATAATTATTTTCTTCTGTAAGTAAATTATTATCAGTAAATAAATAATTATTTTGGTTCATAGAAATATTTATTGAATTACGGAGATGATAAAATCTTGATTTATAATAATTATATTCATTTTTTAGATTTTTAATATAATTTTTATTTTTTTCATTTTCATATTTTATATATTCTTTATTATTTCTAAAATTATTTTTAATTTTTTTATTTATATTTAGTAATAAATTAAAATGATTTTCACAACATATAAAATTATTTAAAATTTTCGTATTAACATCAGATAATAAAATATTTTCCATTTTTATATTTATATATTATTTAAATTTTACATTTTTTACTTTTAAAAATGTAAAAAAAAAGGTGTATTTTATGAAAGGTGTAAAGTGGAATTTATATAATTTTGATGTTTGTTAGTTTTTAAATGTCTTGCTTTGCTACCAACACTATAATGCCCACCACATTCACAATTAAATTTTTTATTTTTTCTATAAATTCTTTTTTGCTGATTAATTTTATCTTTATTTTTTTCTCTATAATTTTTACCATAATTTTTTTTATAATCTTTTTTTTTTAATTTCCATATTGGATTGAATGGTAAAAATTTATTTATACAATTTTTAGTTTTATTAATCCATAATGTCTCATATACATATAAATGTTTAAAATCTTTCTGATGTGTTCTGATTACATTATAACTTTTAATTAATTCTATTTTAAAATTATCTACACCATATTTATCAAAATATTTATGAATTGTATAATTACCATAACTACTTTTATAATTACTTTTATGTCCTTGAAATCTCTTATGTAATCTATTAAATGTAGAACCTATATAGCAAAAACTATTATCTAATGGAGTCCATATCAAATATATATGTCCTTTTGAGGTCATTCTGTATATATATATTATTTTATCTATAAATCAATTTTAAATAGATATTAATTTATATTAAAATTTATATTATTTCATTTCTGAAATAATTTCTTGAAATAGTTTCGTGAAATAGTTTCATATTTTTATTTTTTTTTTCTTTTTACAACTCTTGTAGTTCCAGTTTGTTTTAAAACATCAATTGATTTTTTTGGCCTTCCATAATGATTAAGAGCTTGTCTCACTTCTTTCAATTTATTCACTCTTGCTCCATCTTTATAAGCTTTATTTTTCATTGGTTTTGGAATTCTCACCCCACTTCTTTGCAATTCTGCTATTACTCTTGCTCTCTCCAATTCTCTAAGATCTGTTAAAATAGATCTTTCTGCGTTTTTAACTCTATTCATTTATAATCATAACTAAGAAAATAATTACAATTATTTAAATTTTACATTTAACACATTTACACATTACACGAAGATTTAATTCTATTTTATAATATAATTTTAATAATTTAGTTTCAGTAAATTTATTTAAAACTGAAAACTGAAAACTAAATTTTAAAAATAAATAAAGTATAAAGTGTAAGTGTAAGTGTAAATTTATATTATACAATTATTGGTATTTTATCTTTTATTTCTTTATTTAATTTTTCAGTTTTTAATATCTGTAATGCTTTATAAGCATAACACATTACATAATCGCTATAAAAAGGCTCTGGCAACTCACTAATTAAATAATTATTTTTTTTAAAATATTGAAATAAATTTAAAAAAGTTAAATTTAAATCATCTTCTATTATACTAAACTCAATAGGTAAATCTAATAATACATTTATTTTATTTATAAAATTATTTTCACTATTTATTTCATCATATTCAATTAATTCTTTATCAATATAATCCATTTATATTATATAATATTTTAATTTTCTTCATTTTCCATTTCTTCAACATTTTTATCAATCTCTTCTTCAATTTTTGGATTAGATTTAAATCCATCTTCATAAATATAATTACTATAATTTAATGAACTACCAGAACTATCGTGATTTAATATCTTTTCTAAAAATCCATTAATATTTTGATTATTATCATTATGTTCGTTAAACATATATGTTCCATACATTCCTCTCAGATTATGTGATGTTAGATCAGACCTAATATTTTTTTTTATTTTTCTATTTAATCGTTTAATATAATCATTACTACCTATATGTGAAAAATTCTGTCTAACCATTTTTAAAGCATTTTTAAATTGTTCTGGACTTAAAGTAT